TGCAAGAGTTGCAGAAGCTGGCAGACCAGAAAGAATTGAACCTTTAGATCCTAATGGTTTATCTGAAAGAGATAAGGCAATAGTAAAAATGTTTGCTGGTGGTAGTGGTGCTGGTACTGGTCCGACTATAAATGTGTACCCATCTCAGGGGATGGATGAGAGACAACTTGCTGAAATAGTTTCAAGAAAACTTGCTTTTCAGATGCGTAAAGGCGGAATTTAATGACATTACTTAATCAAGGTAAAGAATTTGAATTAGTAAACAAAAGTTTAACTCCTGTTGAAGAACCTATTAAAACTGGTCTTAAACTCCCTGGAGATATAGTTTTAGGTAGTTTTGTTTTTAACACTGTCGATGAGTATGACGTTATTTGGGTTGTGACTGATATTGGTGGTTGGTGGAATCCACCAGAAGCAGAGATGCCAGACATAACTAGAGGTTACGGTGATGGCTCTTACGATTTTCAAGGAAGGTATGTAGCAAGAGAGTTAACTTTAGAAGGTGTATTTTTAACCAAAGACCCTTCACTAGTTGAAGCTGCTAGGGATCGACTTATCGAGGCAACTAATCTTGTTTACAAAGGTGCTTGGTTAATTACTGGTACTGATCCAAAAAGAGCTTCTTTTGTTCGTCTTTCTGGTCAAGTAGAAATTGAAACAACTAATGCGAGAGGTAGAACTGAGTTTTCTATTGGTCTTCGTGCTGCTGATCCTATTAAATATGAGTGGAATGATTCCGAACCAGATGGTTATACGGTTATAGAGATACCTGCTAAAAACTTTATTAATGGAGATTCTGGCGTACAGACTATTACAAATATAGGTAATTATGATGTGCCTGTTTATTTGGAAGTAGTCGGTCCAGTTACATCTCCAGCAACTATTTTTAATAGAACTAGAGAAGAACTTGTATTAATGGTTTCTGGTATTAGAGGAAGACTTGGTTCTGTAATTGATAATAAAGAGCTTACTTTAGTTGAGTCTAGTTTAAAAGATGTGGCCACTCTTACTACACGTACAGCTCATAATTTTCAAGTAGGAGATGAAATTTTAGTTGAGGGAGTTGATAATATATTTGATGGACTATATATAATATCTTCTGTCCCTAGTGCAACAACATTTACATATGAAATTGAAAATATCTCTAGTACATTACCAATTGTTCAAAAAAGTTTATTTAACAATATTGCCACTATCGAAACATCTGAAAATCATTCTTTTGAAGTAAACGATTCTATTTTTATATCTGGAGTGGATTCTGTATTTAATGGTACTAGCAGGATAACTGCAAAAACACTAAACACATTTTCTTTTGCAAAAACTAGAAATACTTCTACCTCTATAACTGGTGCAAGTATTATCTCAAATCAAGCAAATATTATTACTTTAGACCCCCACGAATTTATTCTCGGTGAAACTGTAACTATTTCTGGTCTAGGGGGTAACTATAACGGCTCTTACATTATAACTTCTATTCCATCTTCTACAACATTTACTTATGCCGTAACTAGAACTAATGCTAGAAGTATTTTGAATAGGGTTTTAACTTCAAATGTTGCAACAATAACTTTAGACAATAATCATAATTTTCTTAGTGGAGAAAGTGTGCTTATTTCTGGAATAAATGATGCCTTTGATGGTGTTTATCAAATATCTTCTATTCCAACAACTACTACTTTTACATACAACCGTGAGAGATCTACTTCAAAAACAGTTACGGTTAAATCTAGAAATTCAAATACATCCATAATAACAACTGGTAGCGCCCACGGTTTATCTGCTACCGAGCAAGTTACTATCTCGGATGTAGAAGGCTTTAATGGAACATTTACTGTAACTTCAATTTTAAGTTCTAATAGTTTTAGTTTTGCCCAAACTGGCTCTAATCTAAACCCGACTGCAGTTTCTAATGGAAAACTAGTTGTAAATAAAAGACTAGTTTCTAAAAGAAAAAGACAAGGAAATGTTGCAACTATTACTACAGCAACCTCTCACGGGTTATTTGTAGGTGAAACTGTTAATATTGAAGGAGTAGAAGCTAGTTATAACGGTGCAGGTAAAACTGTTACTGCTATACCTACAAGTAATTCTTTTACCTATTCTTCTACTGGTTCAGATGAAGCAGAACTTAACTCTGGAGGGTTAGTATCACTACTAGGAAACTACGCGGTATTACCAAGTAGCGCCTCGGTTGTGGGATTTGCCACAGTTTCTGGAAGTCTGCCTTTTACTTCAGTCCCTGGAACTGCAGTAGTTAATAATTATGTAGGCACCCCTATCTCTGGTGGAGTGACTCCACTAGTTACTGGCGGTAGGGCAACTAAAAAGAATGAAGTTCCTTTTACCCCTGGAGTTTCTATCTCTACAACAGCTACTGCAACTTATGGTCCAGATTTGTTAGAAATAGATACTCTTAACAGAGATGTATTTTTAAACGGAGAAGTTGAAGGGGCTAGGGCAAAAATAGATATTCTTGCTGATTTTATAAAACTATCCCCTGGTGAAAATATTATTGAGTTTGAAGATTCTGGTAATCCAAATAGCGACGCGCTGTTAAAAATTTACTATAGATCTGGATGGTTAGGTTAGTATTTACATGTATAACACGACGACACGACGAAATATAAAGGTGCTGTAATGGCTATAGAAGAAAGCATTGAATATAGATTCTTTCTTACGGATCTTTTAAGTAATGAAATTATCTCTGAAGTACCTTTTAAAGATGTAAGTTTTAGTAGACAAATTCGTCGTGCTGGCGAGTTTTCAGGAAAAATTTCATTTATACCTCAGACTAGCGGTTTAAATCTTTACGAATCGACAATGCCAGGCAGAACTGGGCTATATGTAATGAGGAATGGAGTTTGTGTTTGGGGCGGAATTATATGGTCTAGATCTTATGATGTTTTGTCAAAAGAGTTAGATGTTTCTGCTGCAGAATTTATTAGTTATTTCTATCACAGGCATGTTTGGCAAACTTTAGTTTATGGTTCTAAATTTATTGGTATAGCTTCATACTCAATCACTTCTGGTGTTGCAACTGTTGTGACAGAAGAACCTCACGGATTTGAGACTGGTGATAAAGTTGCAATTACTTTTACTAGTCCTTTAGTAGACGGTGTTAGGACTATATCTTCAGTAAATTCGGCTAATCAATTCACTTTTAATGTGGCTTCTGCAAACGTACTATCTACGTCAATAAATAGTGGTGCAGTTAGAGGCTTAGTAGATACTTTTGATTTTGTTAGAGACATACTAAATTTAACTGCTACAGATCTTTCAGGTATAAACTTTGCAAATGAAGAGATAGAGCCTTCTCAAACTTTTGAAGTCGCTATTATCTCAAAACAAAGATTTAATAATTTAGTTACTTTAGTTACCTCTTCTGCACATAATTTAGTTATTGGTCAAGAAGTGTTAGTTTATGAAGTTGACACTGCATTAAATGGTTCTCATGTCGTTACTAGTACCCCAGACGATACTACTTTTACATACGATTTACCTGGACCAAACATTACTAAAAGCACTCTTCCTGGGTTAAAAACAATAAACATATCTACAAAAACTCTTACTGCTTCTCCTAGTGCAACTACTATAGATAGTCCAGCAACAGCCACAATTGTCCTCGCTGAGCCTCATGGAGCTGGGACAGGTCAAAGAGTTTTACTTCAAGGTGTTGATTCATTTTTTGTAGATAGACTCGATAAAAGATATGACGGATTTTTTGAGATTATAAATGTTCCTAATTCTACAACTTTTGAATACACCACTACAGGTATTTTAAGTGAGACTACCGCCTCAGTTATAGGTGGTACTGCAACTTTTGGTAGCAAAATAGTTTATGGTTCTTATGGAAGTTTTTCTTATAATGCAGACATCGATATAAGAGTATCTAATGAAACTAGCGGTCTGTTTCAGGAACAAAAAATTTATAGAGGTTATGAGTTAAAAACTATTGGTGAAATATTAGAAGAGTACTCAGAAAATATAAACGGTTTTGAGTATAGAATTGATTGTGACTACGATTACGATACAGCTTCATTTACTAGAACATTTGTGTTGTTAGATTTATCTGGTCCTCCTGAATTAGAGGAGGGTGGTTTGCCAGATATATCAAGGTTTGGTGCAAATCAATTTGTTTTTGAATATCCAGGAAACATCTCAAAATTTACTGTTGAAGAGTCAGCAGAAAACGCTGCTACCAGAATGTTTACTATGGGTAAAATTGACGATATATCTGGTGACTCAAGTCAACCTTACTCTGCTGACTCGGCTACTCAGCTACTAAACAATTTAAATGGTAGAAGTTGGCCACTACTTGATCAAGCAGAATCTGTAGATGGGGTATCAAGTGAGCAAGAACTCTATTCTTACGCTAAAGACTATCTTTATGAGTCACTACCACCAATTAGTGAGTTTTCATTGTCTGTAAATGGGTCTTTATCTCCTATTGTTGGTAGCTATAAACCAGGTGATTTTTGTTCAATAATAGTTAATGACGAGTTTGTTCGTGAAAGGTTGGCTAGTGATTCTGAGCCAAGAAGCGACATCATCATTAGAAAAATTGTTAGTTATTCTGTAACTGTGCCTGATAGTCCTCACTACCCAGAGGATGTTTCATTAGAACTTATTACTGATTGGAAGGTAGAAGATAGTGGCAACTAGAAGACGTGCTCGTAGAAAAAGTTTAACTGCTAACATTACAGATATTCAAAGAAGACTCCGTTATGTTGAGTCTAAACCAAATCCATCTAGGTTAACTAATCAGGTGGTTAATCGTAGTGCAATTCAGTTTAATGCTGTTGCAACCGATCAGATTGCTCCAAATGCTGTCACTACTAGTGAAATAGCACCAGATGCAGTAACAAATGATCAACTCGCATCTAACTCTGTTACAAATGATAATTTAGCAGATGATTCAGTTAATAATTCTAATATTTTAAATGGTTCGGTAGGTACTGACGAACTTGCAAATGGTGCTGTAACTAATGACAAGTTAGCAAATAATTCTGTAACTAGTGACAAAATTGTTAATGGGACAATTGTCGGTGCAGATATTGCAAGTAACACCATAGGTGGATCTAGAAGTGGTACTACATCAAAATTTATAGCAAATTCAATAGGTCAACTAGATATCGATGACGCAGCTATAGGATCTAACGAATTAATAAATCTTGCAGTTACAACAGGAAAACTTGCTGCTGGTGCAGTTACGACTTCTAAAATTTTAGATAGTCAAGTTACTGTAAATAAACTTAACTTTGCTCCAATTACAAATATTACTTCTGGTTCTGGGATATCAGTAACTACCACTGGTCCAACATCTGTTGTTGGTACTCTTGGGAGAACTATCTCTGCAAGTTTTGGAACTGGAAGTACTAACGTAGCAAGAGGAAACCACACTCATAGCGTTTCTGGTAGTACAAGCCGTAATTTAAACCATAGCCACTCTATCAGTGGAACTGCCGCCTCTTCAAAAAAGTTTAAAAAAGATATAGAACTTTACGAGCTTTCTGAAGAAGATGTTAGTAATATTCTAAATTTAAAACTTTCTAAATTTAAATACAGAAATGAAGTAAAAGATTTTTCTTCAAATAGGGAGTGGAATTACGGATATATTGCTGAAGATGTTGAAGAAAATGCATTAGAGCAAATTGTTTCTTATAATAATGAAAAAGAACCCATTGCTATTGACTATGGTTTGTTGTCTGCATTTGTATTGGAGATAGTTAAACAACAAAAAGAAGAAATTGAGTCTCTAAAGAAGAGATTATCTGAACTGGAAGGTGCGTAATGATAGAGTACACAGCGGAATATGATGAAGATGTAAAACCTTTTTTATGTAAAAAAATTACTCTTGGTGGCGAAGTTATTCGTACAGAAATAAGTATTCATAATAAAACTGAATTAGATAATCTAACAGATGAAGTTATTTATGAACATTTAAACAATTTAGTTTTATATATGAAAAACGATTTATCCCCTCAACTAGAGGTTACACCTTATCGACAAGCACTGACTAGCCCGTGGCCTTTAATTAAATGGCACGAACTTTCACACATTAATGATGAAATATCTGAGTGGCATCAGTTTGTTTACTATAGAACTGAGGTAATCTTTGAAGAAGACTATGTTGAACCTACTGAACCTGTTGAACCCACCGAGGAGACCCCAGAATAATGTATGAGGTTAAAGATGGTTCAAGAACTCTTCAATTCAATGGAAAACTTTTAGGAGAGTCTTCTTCACACCGTAGGGGGTCGACTCGTTGGATCGAGTTCTCTCTTTATAAGACTGAAAATGGCTCTTATGTTCTATCTAGAGTCGGTGTTTCTTTAGTATTTCATGGGGCAGCATGTCCTTTAGTTAAAAGATATGGACTTGTAGAGGCTTCTCCAAAAGAATTAAGTAAAGATGCTATACCTTGCGAAGAATGTGATCCTTCTATAAAATTACCTATTGTTTTTCCCGAAAAATATAGAAATTGGGCTCAAGTGTCGGATGAGCCAGAAGCAGTTTTGGATGCTTTGTACAAGTATGATCAGGGTGGAGCTAGATATTTAACAAATGTTGCTGAAAGATTGTTGGATGTCGCCTCTGACAATGATGCTGGAATTGAGTCTATATATAGAATAGAAATGATTCCTTAACTTCTTGCAATAAGTATAAATTCTTTATAAACTACAAAAGACGACAAAGGATGTAAATGACGGAAACACAGGCAAAAGATCTATCTAATGTAAAACTACATTTAGTTGATTCTGTTGAAAAAGCTCAAGAATTTCTTACTTGGTTAAGTGAGAGACGCCCTCATGATGCAATAGCAATAGACACTGAAACTGGAGAGAAGTTAGGTGGCGAGCGTTCCGATGCCCTATCTCCTTGGCATGGAAATTTAAGATTAGTTCAAGTTGGAGATGGGGAGCAGGGCTGGTCTATTCCTTGGGAAGAATGGGCTGGTGTTTTTTATCAGGCTATGGATAAGTTTGATGGTCCAATTGTGTGCCACAATATTGCTTTTGAGGCTAGATGGTTTGCAATTAAATCTAAATGGGAACTTCCGTGGCATCGTGCTCACGACACAATGATTATGGCTCATATTATTGATCCACTTGGATCTGGTGCTCTTAAAAAACTTGCTTCTTACTATGTAGATGGAAAAGCGGTTGCTCTTCAAGATACTTTAGATGTATCTCTAGCAACAAATGGTTGGACTTGGGGAACTGTCCCAACTAATTTTGAGCCTTACTGGTCTTATGGTGCTTTAGATACTGTTTTAACTATGAGAATATGGGAACAGTTTTACCAAAAGTGTGGTCCTGATGGTCCGTATAACCGTGCTTATGAGTTAGAGATGACTACGAGAAAAATTGTTACTCGTATGGAAATTAACGGTGCTCGTGTTGATTTAGATTATTCTAAGAAAAAATATCAAGAACTTCTTTCTTATGCAGAGTCTGTTAAGAGCTGGGCATCTAGTACTTATAGTGGAACAAGTATAACTAGCAACATTCAGTTAGTGCGCCTTTTAGAAAAATTAGGAGCCAATATTACTGAAACTACCCCCACTGGTCAGAAGTCTGCAAGTAAGGATCAGTTACAACTTTTGATGATTGAGGGTAATGAAGAAGTTAGATATCTTGCAGAAAATGTTTTAAAGCAGAGAAAAGCAGACAAACTTGCTAACACTTATTTTTTAAATTTTTTAAATAAATCTGTAAATGGTTTAGTTCACCCTTCCGTTAAAACTCTTGGTGCTCGTACATCTCGTATGTCAATCACAGACCCAGCACTACAGACTCTTCCAAAGGGAGATGACACTGTCAGAACTGCATTTATCCCAAGAGATGATGACCATGTAATTATCACTTCTGATTTAGATCAGGTTGAGTTTAGAATGTTTGCTTCTATGTCTGAAGATTCTAATTTAATTTCTTTGTTCCATAAAGCAGATGCCACTGGCTCTGATCCGTTTACTGAGATTGGTCGTCAGGTTTATCAAGACCCTAATATGACTAAATCTGACAAGCGCCGTAATTTAATTAAAGGTGTGGTTTACGGTCGTCTATATGGCGCTGGAGTGGCTAAACAAGCCCTTACAGCGGGTGTTCCAGAGGCTCAGATGCGTTCTGTGTCCGATTCTTTTGATATTAACTATCCAGGAATGATTAATTTTCAAAAAACTATTGAAGACATCGGTATGAGAAGACTTAAATCTGAGGGTCAGGGTTATGTTCATACATGGACTGGTAGAAGGCTTCCTTGTGATGAGGATCGTGTTTACACTTTAGTAAATTATCTAATTCAAGGTGGTGCTGCGGAAGTTTTTAAAAGTAATTTGGTAAAACTAGATAAAGCAGATTTAACTGAATACTTAATTGTTCCAGTTCATGATGAAATTGTTCTTCAAGCCCCAAGGGATGAGGCACAAGAGATTATGAAAGTTGTTCAAGAGTGTATGACTACTACTGAGGGTTGGTCTGTACCTCTTACTTCTGGTATTGATGGTCCTATGGAAAACTGGGGAGAAAAATATAAATGAAATACGTTTTATCTGTTGATCCAGGAAAAGCTAGTGGTATTTGTGTAGTTAAGTGGTCTGGAGATAGTGACGAACTTCCAGAAGTTCAATTTTCAAATGAGTCTCAACCTGAAGAGTTTTCATATTTTATAGAACTAGCTTTGTCGCAGTGGAAAAGCCTTGACAATTTTTCTGTAGTATGTGAAAGATTTGTAATAAATGCTCAAACTGTTCGTAACTCTCAGGCTCCTTATAGTTTAGAGCAAATAGGGGTATTGAAACATCTATGTAGACAATATAAATACGATGTTGATAGTATTGCCTTTCAAGCTCCAGTTGATGCAAAAACTATGTTTCCTAATGAAAAGTTAAAAATTATTGGCACATGGCATAAAGGTGGAGAAGGTCATGCTAATGATGCAATAAGACACGCCTTACTACGACTTACTAGACTTGGCTGGATTCCAAGAGTACTATTGTCTTAGAAATTCATACTATTTAAAAATTTAGTGTAAATATTTTGAATAGTATAATTTAATTTATATAGTGACATAGAGGAGAGGGTTTGTCAGTTTTAGCTGAATTAGATGTAACTAGTTCACACATTCTTATTAATGCAGAGTGGAGATTTAAGGAACTTTGCAAAAGTATTCCTGGCTCCGCTTGGTCAGCAACCGATCAGGTGTGGAGAATACCTTTAAGTTGGACTTCTTGTTTAGCACTGAGATCCACTTTTAGAGATAATTTAGTTATCGGTGAAAACCTGCAACTGTGGGCAAATAATGAATTAGCAACAAGAATTAATCCATCTAACGAACTAAGAGAATTAGAAACTCATGATGGTGATGAAAAACTATTTCCTCATCAGAGGGCTGGGGTTAAATTTTTAGCAACAGCTAAGCGTGCACTTTTAGCAGATGAACCTGGTCTAGGAAAAACTGCGCAGGCTATTAGAGCCTTAAAAGAGATTCAAAATAATGGTCAAGATGTTTTCCCACTTTTAATTGTTTGCCCCAACACACTAAAGAAAAACTGGGCAAGAGAATTTACTATGTGGTGGCCAGAAATTAGTACTCAGGTAGTAAAAGGCTCTTCGGCACAAAGAAATAAGCAACTATCTAACGAATCAGATGTTTATATTATTAATTGGGAATCTTTAAGGTCTCACTCGAGGCTTGCCCCTTATGGCTCAGTATCATTGGCTAGATGTATTGAGTGTGGCGGTCACAATGAAAAAGTTTCTCTTAATAAGTGTGAAGTACATAAAAGAGAACTAAACAACATTGATTTTAAATCTGTTATCGCAGATGAGATACACCGTTCTAAAGACCCTAAGAGTAAGCAGAGTAGGGCTCTTTGGGCCGCTACAGGCGATGCTGAAATTAGATTTGCTTTAACTGGAACTCCTATAGCAAACAATGTTGTTGACCTTTGGGCAATCCTTCATTGGATTTCACCTAAAGACTGGCCTAGCAAAACAAAATGGATTGATCGAATGGTTGACATTATGTTAAATGCTTTTGGTGGAATGATAGTTATTGGTGTGAAACCTACTATGCAAGATGAGTTTTATAAATCAGTTAATCCAGTAATGAGAAGAATGCTTAAAAAAGTTGTGCTTCCTCATCTACCTCCAATTATGAAAGAGCGTAGAGATGTAGAGATGTCTACAAAACAGAAAAAAGCATATGAGCAAATGCGTGACACTATGATTGCTGAACTTACTGACGGTAGCGCAGTTACGGCTCCTAGCGTTTTAACTCAAACTATTCGTTTGCTTCAATTTTCTAGTTCTTTTGCTGAGGTATCAGTTGATGAAACTACTGGAGAGTCAAAAGTTACTTTAACTGACCCTTCTTGCAAAGTAGATGCTTTGATGGATGACATTAAAAATGGAGACTTTGGTGATGATTCAGTTGCAGTTTGTGCGGTGTCTCGTCAATTAATTAATATCCTCAGCGCTGCTATGACTAAAGCAAAAATACCTCACGGATTGATTACTGGCGATCAAGATGAAGATCAAAGACAGCAAGCAATTGATGATTTTCAGTCAGAGAAAATTAAGTGGATTTTATTTACAGCTCAGGCTGGTGGAGTTGGTGTTACCTTAACTGCTGCTCGTCGTTTAGTTATGTTGCAAAGACCTTGGTCTCTAGTTGACTACAAACAAGCGTTAGATAGAGTTCATCGTATTGGTAGCGAAATACATGATTCTATCGTGATTACTGATTATGTGACCGATGGAACTATTGAAGAAAGAGTTATACAAGTTTTAGAAACTAAAGCAGACAATTTTGAACAAATTGTTCGCGATAGGGATCAACTGATTAAGTTATTACAAGATGATAAGGAAGGAAAACTGTGAGCGAAGTTATTAGATTATCTAACTCTGAACTACAAGTTTTTAAAGATTGTAGAAGGAAGTGGTGGCTTCAGTACTATAGAAGGCTCCAACCAAAAAGCAAAGATATGACTGGTGCTTTGGCTTTAGGTTCTCGTATCCATGCTGCTTTGGATGATCATTACGCAAATAATACTCCCTTATTAGAAGCTCACTCAAAACTAGTAGAAACTGATAGGCAAATACTTCTTGCTGATTTTAGAGACACTCAGGATTTAGATAATGAAGCCGACTTAGGTCGCATCATGCTTGAGGGGTACGAAGAGTGGGTTCAGGAAAACGGTATTGATGCCGAACTAGAAATGATTTCAACTGAAGAAAAAATTATTGCTCCTCTATTTAATGGTGCCGTAGAACTTCAAGGAAAACTTGATATGCGTGTTCGCAGGAAAGGTGACGGAGCAAGAATGTTTCGTGACTTTAAAACCGTTGGTGGGTCATTAAGTGATTTTGCAAATCTTGCACCAATGAATGAGCAAATTCTAACTTACATGCTTCTTGAATCAACAAAGGTTGATGAGAAAGAAAGAAGTGATGGTGGAATTTTTACTATGATTAAAAAAGTAAAAAGAACTGCTTCTGCTAGGCCACCTTTTTATGACCAAATAGAAGTTCGTCATAATATTTTTACTCTCAGATCTTTTTGGGACAGAATACACGGCACTATTGCAGATTTGATGAGAGTTAGAACTGCTTTAGACGAAGGTGAGAAACATCAATATGTTGCTTACCCAAAGCCAAGCCGTGACTGTAAATGGAAATGCCAATTTTTCACTATATGCACACTCATAGATGACGGAAGTTCATCAGAGCAGGCAATTAGTGAAATGTATGAGGTCGCAGACCCATACGCATATTACGAAACAAACGAAAACAAAGGAAGCGAGTGACGATGGGCGTTCAACGTTCACTAACGGTAATGGTTTATGGAGAAAGTAAAGTTGGTAAATCCAGTTTTGCTGTAACAGCTCCTTACCCTCGTCTAATGCTTGATGTCGAAGGCGGTCACAGATTTTTGCCTATCGTTGTTAAGTATTGGGATCCGCTTCGTGAGGAGCCACCAATTGCTGATGGTACTTGGGACACATGTGTGGTCACAGTTCGTGACTACGACACAGTCTTAAAAACTTATCAATGGTTGCAACTCGGGAAGCATCATTTCAAGAGTCTAATTATTGACTCAGTATCTGAACTTCAAGTTAAATGCTTGGAAAACATTGCTGGTGTTAATCAAATGACTCAACAGCAGTGGGGTGAATTGCTTCGTCACATGGGTGGTCTTCTAAGAGATCTTCGTGACTTGACAATGCATGCTACTAATCCATTAGAAGCAGTTGTTTTAACTGCTATGGCTCGTACAAGTCAAGACGGAAGATATCGTCCTTACTTGCAGGGTCAATTAGCAATTCAAGCACCTTACTTCTATGACATTTTGGGAGCTCTAACTGTAGAAGAGAGAGCAAACCCAGATCCTACTCAACCTAACTACAAAGTAAGACGTATGTATGTTGAGCGCACAAACAACTATGAAGCAGGAGAACGTGTTCAAGGTCGCCTTGGTTCAATAGTTGAACAAGAAAACTTGTCTATCGAGAGGATGCTTGACATCGTCTTTGGAGAAAGACAAGATGAAGCAAGTAAAAGTAAAAGTAAGTAACTACGAGGTAAGGAAAAAACAAAACCATGAGTACTCTTAACTGGAGTGATCTGATTAAAGAAGCTGGCGAAACAGGAAACTATGAGCCACTTCCAGACGGTGATTACGACTTAGCAGTTCTTGAAGCAACTGCAAAAGTTACACAATCGGGAAAAACTATGTTCTCGATTAAAGCACAAGTACAAACTGGTGCACATTCAAAGCGTTTAGTTTGGGATAATTTGGTGGTTTCACCAGATAGCCCAAGTGCGCTTGGAATCTTCTTCCGTAAAATGCATGCAATGGGTATAGATAGATCATTTTTTGATAATGGTCCATCAAATGCTCAAATTGAGCAATCATTAGTGGGAAAGAAGTTCCGTGGACAAGTAGGAACTCGTACTTGGAATGGTAATAAGAAGAATGAAATTAAGAACTATTACCCAGTAACTGCAACAGCGACGGCACCTGTAGTTTCTGCAGCAGCACCTGCTCCAGCACCTGCACCAGCGCCAGCGCCTGCTCCAGCAGCAGCACCTGCGCCTGGATCAGCACCAGCAGCACCTTTCTAAAGGCTGCTTTAAAAATTATTGG